AAAATTGGCATTTGCTGATGCATCTATTTTAAATGATTTTTTTGTTAAATCTCCAACGGGATAAGCTGTTGCAGCAATGCTTTTATGTAATACAGCTTCTGATGTACTTATATCATAACTTAAAAAATGTTTTTGAATAAGAATACTTGCGTCTGCAGTATTAGATGCTAAATCATGTCCAACTAAATCTACTTGGAAAGGTGCTGGTGTACTTCCGTCACCGCTTGCCCATATTCCCGCAGTTTCATTCCACTGTAATTGATCAAGTGCTTGTTGATTAACATTGCAAAGAATTCCTGTTAAAGAAGTTGCTGCATTAATAATAGTTTCAATATATTGTTCTGATCCTGTTTGATCTTTAAAGTCAGGGATAATACATCCTGTCCAAGAACCAATTAAATTAACGTTGCTAGAATTTATAAAATTATTTAGTTGTGTAGGTAAAATACCATTAGCTGAAAAGAATTGTGAATAATAGGGATCAGATGATAGCATGCTATAATTTGTCCAATCACCTTCAACCGCTATAACTTGCACAAAATAATCTTTAATATAATCATAAGGACGAATCCATTCATAAGGAATATTATTTGTATTGCCGTACCAATCTTTAGCATATACGCTGTATTGTGATAATCCTTGTGCTTTTCTAATTATAAATGATAATTTTTTAGTACCTATATTTGCTAAAGAAAATAAGGGTGCTGCTATAGTTGTTGCTGCAGATTCTTTATTATTAACAACACCTTGTAAATATTCTGCGTCTGGAGTCCAAAATCTTTGACGATTAAAGAAATTAACATATAAATCACTCTTAACTGTTTTATTTGCTGCGCTAGAATCTATAGATAATGCAATAAATTCTACTTTATCACCACCACTTGGATCTTCATTTACTGCTAATAAATTTATAGCAAATACAGGAGCAGCTAATAAACATGTTTGTACCGATCTATGAAAAAATGATCCTTTTCTCTCTAATTTAATATCAAGAGGACCATAAAATCTCTGAAGATCAGTCGTCGATCTAATAAAAACAGGAGCATTATAAGGGCCTGTCATAGCAAATCCGGGTACCAATCTCAAAGATTGCGTAGTTATAGTTATACGTTCTGAATTGTCAATCTCGATAGTATAAACTCCAGCTGATTTAAATTGGCTTAAGTCTAGTGCAATTTTTGCCATAATGTATATATTATTTTTATTCTATTTATTCTTTTTAAATTTGAAAAGTATGCTCTTTTTTATTATATATCTCTGCAGTAAAAGAAGAAATTATCCATTACGCCATGGCAGCCCATAATTATTACGTCCAATTGTAGAACTTGGAGTATATCTTGGTATGTTAAAATTATTAATAGCTTGTTCATAGGTTGGTTCTTCCTTTGTTTTATCAACATCTTGATACATAGCTTTAAATGAGTTATCATCCTCATCCCCCGTTTCTGTATATTTTTCTAATAAATCATTTATCATTTTTTTAATTGGAGAATCTTCTATCTCGTCTAAATAATCATAAAGCCAATCTTCGTATTCTGATTCTTCAAATAAATGACTAACATCTACAGCACTCATTGCAATATCATCATGAACGCCGATCCCTTTCCACTTTCCGCTTTTTGTTTTTCCAAAAGCCTTAAATTCTCTAATTGTCTCAAGTTCATTTAAAATAAGAATTCTTTGATGAACAAGTTTTTTACCTAATTTGCAATAAAAATCTTTATTAGTGCCCGTTACTTTAAATCCAGCTTTTCGCCTTGGAGGTTTTTCTCCAATGATAGGTTTTGTATGATATGTGTGCAAAACCACGCTTTCATCATATTTATCGTGTTGCGAAAATTTATCTAAAAAATGTTTTCCATTAAAATTCATTTCAATTATTACTTTTGTAATTTCAGAACCAAATTGATCAAATGCTAGCACTCGTGTGACCTGAGCGCAATTTTCTTCATCTTTTATATTATCCCTATACAATCCAACTTGTATGATTTTAAACATATTCTTGATCTTCATCTCATCATTTCTAAGCTTCTTTAATTGAACGATACTCTTTGGAATTACTCTAAATATATTACAAACATTATAATCATTATCCTTTTGTTCATCTTCATCCTTTCCTTCTCCTGTATCAATACTCAAAATAAAACGATTGGTTTTTGAACTAAAATCTTCATTAGGATCAAAATCTGGGTGCCATGCTAAATTACGATAAAGTGAATCATCAAGATCAGTTTTTTCTAATTCATGAAATATATACTCTTTTTCTATTTTTTTCATAAATTGAAGATCCGTAGCATTTAATAAAAGATTGGATGCAGCTCTACTAAAATCAAGACCAAATTCTTGAGCAAAATTATCTTCTCCAAAATCTGCAATCATTTTTGCTTTCCAAGCTTCATCATGTCCTGGAACTTGCCACCAGTCAACTCGTATTGACATAAATGAGTTTTGTTTATTTTCAGCTTTTTCCCAAATTTCATAAAATACGTTATCATCGCCGTTAGGAGTTGATGATATTATACATTGTGAAATTTCAGATGAAGCAAGGGTAGGATAAACAGATCTCCAAAAATCACGCGCGATGAAAGGTTGAATATGTGCAAACTCATCAGCATATAAAACATGAATAGTAAAACCAATTTGTGCGGTTTTTGTAGTAGCTTGTGATGTAAGAAAACATCCATTATCAAGTCTCATACCACCCGAACCAACTGATATAATACCAGGTTTTAGAAAGAATGGCAAACCTTTAAATACATCTGTTACCTTATTAACAATTTCAAATGCTGTAGCTTGTTTATTTGCTAAAATAGCAAGATTTCTATCATTATGAAAACATAAATACCATGAAAAAAATGCTGCTATAGTTGTGGTGTTGTGAGAAACAATGTTATTGGAATAAAATTCATGTTCTTTACTATCAATTGTTATATCATACATAGAAACTTTAAATGGTAATTTTTTAATAATTATTATTTTATCTAAACCATTTTTTGTTTGAATATAATCACCAACATGCAAATCTTTAACAAAAATTTGTTGATTAAGTGAATTAAAAAGTATATGATTATCTGCAGATTCTAATGTAAGTTTGTGCTCAGTTTCTATTTTCCAAATATAATAAGGTTGTGTTTTGTGTATCTGTGTAATAGGTTTAAAACCTTGCGGAGTTTCTATTTTAAAATTATTAATGTTTATAGAATCAACAATCTTTTTAGATATATCATTTTCATCTAAACACAAGTTTCTATATTCCCATTTTTCGATGAGCTGAATTAATAATAAAATTGTATATTTCAAAAATTTACGCATATATAAAATTTATACACTTTTTAATAGTTTCTTCGGGATTTTTATGATAATCATCTTCCCTAATATGCAAAATATCATACCCCGCCGATGTAATGGAATAATCTCTTTGTTTTTCTCTCTTTATATTTTCGGGATTTTTTTTATGCCAATATATACCATCAAATTCAATTATTTTTTTAATATCGGCTACATAAAAATCAGGCAAAATTAATCTATCATTAAGTTTTAATCGAAATTCATTATTTTTATTATTATTTTCTTTTGTTGCATAATATATATTGGCAAAATTATCTTTTATTTTTTCATATACAGCATTAAATAATTTCTGAGATATTAAAGAATAATTATTCTTAGGAAAATTATTTAGCCATTTTTCTTGACGTGATTTCCATCTTTCTAAACCTTCTTTCTCACCGTATCGTTTAATAAATTTATCCAATCTTCCAGTAGATTGGCGTTCTTTAAGCATTTCATTGGCATCTTCGTTTGAAAATCCCTTTTTAATATAATATTCTAATTGTGTTGTATATATTCGATTTTTAGATACAATTCCATTAAAGTGTTTTCTATCTTCTTCTGATAGACTCCTTTTAACATAAAATTCTTTTGCGAACGGAGAACGTTCCTTTCTTTCTTGCTCAGTTGTATTAGATTTTGAATTTCTGTTATTTTGCCCAGAAAATTTTTCAGAAAACATCTTTCGATATTTTTCTTCTTTCATATGTTTTCCTCTTGATTGTCTAAATCCACCTTTATAATTATCTGGAAGCATTTTAGCGTCAGGAAACATTTGTTTGTATTGTTTTGAATTAATTTTGTGTGTATTTATTAAATGTGAGCCTTGAATTGCACCCATTTTTCTATTACAAAGTTTACAAGTAACATAATCAATTCCTTCAATTTTTTCTTTTTCTTCCATTTTTATTTTATATATTCATAAAAATTTATGCAAAGAAGACAAAGCGGAAAAAATTTTAAAGCTTATGATACATTAACATTAATTTAACTTTTATTTTTTCTAAAAATGTAAGCTTTCCTTTTATCATATAATA